TTAGATTGTCTAGCAGTCCAATTAACTCCTGAGTCTGTTGAAGTATAAATTTGACCGTTAAACACAACTGCTACGAGTTTAGTTCCATCTGCTGAGGAGGCTACTGAATACCAATCTCTATTAGATTCTCTAGCATTCCAACTTACTCCTGAGTCTGTTGAAGTATATATTTGACCGCCGTACACAACTGCTACAAGTTTAGTTCCATCTGAAGATGAGGCTACTGATAGCCAACTCCTATTAGATTCTCTAGCAGTCCAATCTCTTCCCACAATTCCCGCACTAATTCTTTTTAATTTATGAGCGTTACATATATTGCCAATAGAAAGTGCCATTAGTATAAGTCTCCCATAAGTAACCATTCATCTGTATTTATCTTAATAATAGAAGCCGCTGAATATTGAGTTCTTAAAATAGCAGAAGGGGTTGATCTTAAAGTAACTCCAGCGGTTCCTATAACAGTAACAGTTCCTGTTCCTAGTTGAGCCAAATCTACTTTTTGTCCAATTGCAAATGCCTGAGAAGAATTGACGGGAATTTGCACAGTTCCAGAAGCAGTTCCAGCACACATTAGCAGTTTACCATTATCTGTTGTAACTAAAGTATAAACAGAACCAGCGGTAGCCGCGCTAGTAATTGCCGTCCCAATCGGCTGATTTACAATATTTATTACTGACCCTTGAGTTGCTGTTAAATTAACTGCGGTTCCGACGGTTCCTGCCAAAGCAGTTCCGTAATTTTTTAAATAATCAAGGTTATCTCTAACCTGCGTATTCCACATTGTCGTAGTTAATGTCCCTCCGGTTACGGCAGTGGATGGTGTTGTATATGGCATTTTATTTATACTCCAAATCTAGATATATTAAATTGTGAAAAATCAAATTGCAATGTTGCAGAAGTCGGCGTAATTACTCGCCCTAGTGTTGCATACTTAGGTATTAATTCATAACTCGCAATCCAAGCATCTTTAGTGTATGCTTTAGCCCTTACTTTTAACTTATTGTACTCAGATCTTGCGGCATTGTAGTGTTGTTTTACGGTTGATGAATCAATAACTTTATTGTAAGATATGATTGCATTTAACCACATAAACGGTGTTTCTACATCTAACTTCTTTACTGCTGTATTTAAGATGGGTAGTTGAGCGGTGCTGACAGAAACCGGACCATTAATTCTAAACGGACCTGTAAATATTGGCATTGAGCCAACTAAAGAAGCAGCAGAAGATCCAATTAATTCTCCATCAAAATATATCTTGATGGAATTATTATCGTAAGTAAATCCTGCCTGATGCCACTGATTATCTTTCCACGTTGGAACATCAAACTCTAAAACAGTGCCATCTATTGTTAATCCAATAGATGTGTTGCCACTGCCTGAATTAAGTTTGCCCAGCCCATCAAAAGACCAATACGGAGCAGTATATGGAAAAGTTACGTCGCCATGTTTGCCAAGATTGCAATTTTCTTCATCTTGATTAGAATAAAACCAAGTAAAGTAACTAATAATAGAATTTTCAAAGCCTGTTACTGAAGGAATTTCAATATAACTTCCATCGTATAAACAAGCAAAATAATCTCTACTTAAAGAGTTAATACAATTTGGTATATAATATTGCACTCCTGTTTGATAAGTATCAACAGTTTGAGGCATAAAGACTGGATAAGCAAATTTAGCAGAAGTTGTTCCAGAAGCCTGTAAAAAGGCTGGATTAAAATCAAATGGATATTGATTTGTCATTTTGACTGTAAGATTTGTTGTTCCAACCATTTGATATTGAATATCAATCCAATCGTCAAATGTTTGAAGAATAACAGGCTCTTCTTTAATAACAAGAGAATAAAAATTGTCAGATGGAAAATTAACATTTTTATAAGGATTAGAAAGCGCAGTTAAGAACGGAAGATATGTTTCTCCATCATTATTAGAAACTTCCCATTCGACAGATTCTGTAGTTAGACTAGGATTTTCAATCCAATAACTTCCGCTACTTGATACGTTACCAAAGTGACCGAACTCAAAAAGCAATTCATCGCTATATAGGATGTTTGAGATAAGAGGTATTTCTACTTCGTTCCATTTATCTGGCACTAAACCTTTTAATTCTTGAATAAAAGCAATTCTTCTGCGATTTTTATCCCAGAAAATTACTTTGAATTTACCATTCATTAGTTTATCTTCAAAGCGCAATTTGACCTTAAATATGCATTTTGAAAAATTAGGAATTGTAATAATGTCTTGATATTGAAGAGATGCTATATATGCATTTGGGCTTTTAGTTACTTTAATAGACTCTGTTTCATAAATAATTCTGTTGTCATCTGTAATAACAACGTCTGTATCTAAATTGCCAACCTCATTTATACCAATTCTAAAATTATCTGTAGTTCGAACTTTTTCAAACCCCTCTTGTCCTCTGAAAAAAAGTTCAGTATCGGAAATTGCTGTTGGGAATAGTGTCGCCGCCTCAACGGGAAGATTAGATTCAAAAGTTTTTGATTCGTACTCGGCTAAAACAACATCTTGCGAATATAAATAATCTAAATAAAACTGTCCCGAAGCCGGTTTAAATTCATATCCCGCATACCCCTCTCCTGCATCAAACCCGGCTGTTGCTGTTTGTCCTTTAAGCCATGTATCTGCAATTTCTATTTTTCCAGTTTCAACAACAAGATTTTCAATAAAATGCTCTTTGCCATTAAATACTTTTGCGTCATAAAAAGCATCTTTACAATTTACAATAACATAAAAATCATTATCTAATGTCGTACTTGTAGAAACTGATGTAATTAACGTCGGCCCTTCATAAAAAGAAATAACAGTTTTTGCATCATCAATTTGCACTTTTGTTTTTAAATATTTATCAGGGTAACTAGCACGATCTGGGTGAACCCGGGTATACATAGAAAATTCATGAGGAGTTGCTGTTCCGGGGAGTACTGTCCCAGCATTTAATTTTGCAATATATTTAAAGTTTTTTACAAAAAGCCCGTCTTGAACAATCGCGGGCAAGTCTGGTTGAGCCGTTCCCGGCCACCTTTCCATTGTAAGATAACCTCGTTTTGTGTCTACATTGGCTTTATAATGGTCATAAGAATTGGTAAGAATTTTCATTGGACCAGTTTTAAACGTATATTCATTGCCAACCATCGGGGCGCTTAAATCTACTTTTATTGCTCTCACATTTGCAAGGTCTACTGTACCCGGCCCAACCGAACCATTAGTTAAAACATTTCTATTTATTTTCCAAACGACACTACCTGCGGAAGAAAGATCATTTATCAAAACAGCAGTCCCCGCATTAAAAGGAATAGAAACAGTATTTTCATCATCATAATTTAATGAAGAAGAAAAAGAAACAGTTCCTGCTGCTACTGCCGTCCCGGGCCAGTCCCAAATAGGCATCTGTATGTAATAATCTTCAACTCCATTAAGAAAGTCTGTCAAAAGATTATCTTCAAAAGTAGACCTTAAACTATATGCGGGAGTATTAGGAGGAGCAGAAGTCCCGGGAGCATCAACCGTCCCAATTGTTATATACAAACCGTTATTATAATAACCATCTGCATTTTCAGAAAGGGGGCTTCCAACACTTTCTAATTTACCAATTCCAATTTGAGTCAATAGATTTAATTCATCTTGAATAAAAGCATTGGGGTATGGAGTGCCCGGATTTAACGATGGGTTACTTGTGCCCGAAAGAAAAGTTTGCGTAACTCCGGGCGCACCAACCCAGCCTTCACTGACAGTGGTGTTAACATAAGCAGTTCCGCCAACCCCAAAAGTTGAAGTATACGCTGTCCCGTGATACAATAGGTCTCGCTCATTGATTATTTCAGGCTCTGTCTCTGGGCCAAAGCACCGAAGGGTATAAGACGGATCTGTAAAGGCGCTTCCATTAGATAAACGGATATAAGGCATTAGAAGGCAACTCCATTAAAACTTTCCGCTCCATATTCTACAATATTTCTTGAGCCGATTACAAACTGTTGTTCGGGAGAAATCGTCCATCTCCAGTCTTTTTCAAAAAAAGTGTTTGTCTGAATAGTAGAGTCATCAACAAGACTCTCTCTATAATTAAAAGCATCGCTACGAGCAGTTTTGTCTTTTTTGTAAAATTTTACTTCACGAATTGCTACATAATAACCTATGTTAGCAGATCTAGGTGATTTAATTACCTTATAAGCGTGGCGACATTTTCTCATAAACCACATATCGGGCCAATTTTTTTCTTCTACTATTCTTGTTCTATCTGACTTTGTAGAAACCGTGATAAGCGGTTTTGCAACAATTGGATTTTCTGGAATCCAATTCACAGAGTCTTCTACTGTAATTGAATATCTATACTTATTATCAACTAGTTTTGGCTTTACTGTATTTAAAAGATTTTGCTGGTATAAATTAGAAGAAAGATTTGGGTATAGAATTATTTCATTATCTAAAATTGGAGTAGTGCTTTTTTCTGTTTCGGGGTTTTTCCATACCTGATATTCTGACAAAACAGAACTCTTACGATTTGTTTGAACAAAATCAATAATGCTTTTGGGAGTTTCATCTTTTAATTTATCCATTTTTGGACCGATTAGGCCAAGGCTAGATGCGTTAAACGAAACACGATTGTAAATAGAAGGGTCTTGGAGGGGATCATTTATCGCCCCGGATGGGTTTGAGTAAATATATCCCTCCACCCAACTTGGAAAAGTCCGATAGGTAACGTCAAGTTGAATTGGCAAACTTAAAGAATTGTAAGGAGTAACTGCCAACTTTGTGAATTCAAGTTTTATATATTTTGCATAAATTGTTTCAACAAGTTTAAAATTTCCACGTTTTAATAAATAATGACGAGGCACTGGAGTCCAAAGTTTATTGTCCAAATTGTCAGAATTTGTATCGTCGTTACTGTAATAAACATGCATTAAACATTCTTGGGTAAGGGGGTCTAAATAAAGTTCATCAATAAAAGAAGGATCAGATCCTGTTCTTACGTCAAAATATAAACTTTCTACAGCGAAGCGAGATGGGTTAACTTGACTTTGCCAGTAAGTATTTTCATTTTTATCAAATGCTTTTGAAGAGTCGTAGGTTTTAGCCTCTGTGACATACGCATTGCCAAGAATGTCTACCCCGCTATTTGGAACAAAATCATCTATTGATGCAATAACTTGAGCGAGTTTTAAGTTTCTTACTTCAACAGACCACGGGAATGGATCGGAATTAAAAAACGGAAATGGATCTGTTCTTCTAGAAAAGACAATTTGAATATCTTTTGCATTAATAGTATCAAAATATAAAACAATATTTTGCCAACTATAGTCTCCAGAACCGTTATAGAATATTCTAGTTTCATTATTCATATCAGTTCTGTAGTTAATGAGTTCCCAATCTTGTGTTGTCTCATCATAATAAAATATATCTATATCTAAAGGTTTTTGACAAAGTTCAAATTGGATCATATTCAGCGGTCTTACTTTACCCAGATCAACTGTTAAAGTTTCTTGAGCGGCAGGAAGGCGCTCTTGAGATGCCCAAAATAATTTTGTGGGTTTATTTAGGCTAAAGTTTTCATCAGCAAAATATCCAACTGGGTAATGCTCATTGATTACAAAAGAATCCTTGCCGGGATTTTTAAGAGTCCAAGGGCTGTTAAATTTATATATATCTGGATTGTCAGAAAGGGCTTGATCTGCTGAATACGGATATGTGTTTGTTCCTCGCTTTAAGTGAGTAAATAGATTTTGTTGATCTGTAGAAAAGTTTCCTAAATGAAATGTGCTTGCTTCAATTGAATTGACAGTTAAATAAATAACTGATTCAGCACGATTTGAGTAAGCCTGAGTCGGGGCTTCTACAGATTCTCCGCTTACAATCCAATTGTTTTTATTTGTGTAAGAATAGTCAATAAGACTATTACCAGAAACATATCTTTGTATATAAAAATTGTAACTAGAGGCAGTTCCGCTATTGATTGGAACCTCAGTCAAAGCATTAGAAGAAACTTCTATACTGTAAATTCCATTTGCCGGTTTAATTCTTCTAACAACTTCGGTAATCCTTCTACGTTCTTGCGGAGTAATAGATGCAATTTGGGGTCTAATAACAAATTCTTGAGAAGAGTTTAAGAAACCATAGTCAGGAATACCAATTGGCTGATCTGAGTTAATATCATCTAGATATTTCCACCTTTCAAAAACCTCACACTCATAGCCTGTTGCGGCTCGTCCCAATAATTTAAGGCCTTCTTCTGTATTCCCTAAATTTGAACCACGCATAAAATCTTGCGCTCTGGCTTTGAACCAAGCATCTTTTCTTTTAATCTCAGCCCACTGATCTTGTGTGAGCATCTGATTGTATGGATCGTAATTATAAATTTCATCACTCAATCTTGTCAATTGAATGGTATTTGAAAAAAGAACATCTAAATCATTAAAATCTGTTGAAGATAATGACTGATAAAGTTTTGGTGCTAGTAAGGCTTTTTTAATTGAGTTTACGCCAGCATCGCCCAAAATTGAATACAGAAATTTATAGATAAGACTGTCTGAATTTAGATTATAAACCTCTTCTGGAAAGAAGTCTTTTAACCTCTCCATAAAATCTACAGGCGGATTTAATCCTTCAACTATTTCTCTTTTTTCTATTAATTGACCATTATTTAACAGAGTAAAGATATTAGCCATTTAAACTATCCAATTATTTTGGGTCTTTTGAATCGGCGCAACAGGAGCGCTTGTTCCGTTAGTGTCTGGACCTAATGAATAGAACGCCGGAAGATCAATATCTTCTAGCAAAAAGTCTTCTTCATAAATTGATATGTTTGTTCCGTTGGTGGTCACTTCTTCTAAGCCGTAATGCACAGCATCGTCAGCACTTGTTGCAAAGCGAACATTATCTACTCCCGGAGTTTGATAAACAATTTGTAGAATGTCATTTAATTGTATAACCGCTCCAAAAAGTTGATTATTAAAATATGTCTCTAAATTGTTAGCAATATTTGTATTTACTGAATTAACAACAAATCCATTACTATAGATAACAACAAGGTTTGCAATAAAGTAGCGGAACCTTGCTGTGTGAACAAGAACATCTTGCCCAATCTGCCTGTGACTATCCATAATCTTATTTGTAATAAATGGAAGTTTGTCAAAAGTATATTCAATCGAAAATACACTCTGATTAATTTCGTTTGCCATCGTAGAGGTGATTTCAACTCCGTCACGACAACGTGCGCTATCTCTTAGATCTGTAATATCCTTAAGAAGCCAATAGTCGGTTCCTAGTGTATAATCTTGTCCATTTATATTTAAAATAGAAGGAATAGTTCTTACCGGCGTCCACACGAGATTTATAAAATAGTTTGCCGTCCCCGGATGTGTTGTCGTATTGTCTCTATAAAAATTCTGATAGTGGTACTTATCATAAATATCATTCTTGATAAGATTACCCGGCCCTGCGGTAACGTCTTCAGCAGATTCTGTATTTTGTCCTGAAATGAAAACATCAATCTTGTTTAGATTTGAATAGTTATTAACAGTATCAATAATATTTCTGCTCCACTTTGAAAGATATTCATACTCTAAGAATACAACAGAGCCGTCTGTTAGATCGTCAGTCGGAGGTTCTCCGACAGCAACGGATGAATTGTCATAAAAAGCAGTAATGTGTGCGATTGCAGTTCCACTAGAACTTGCGCTTCCAATTGAAGAAGTCCCAGAAGCATTTATATAAGTAATTGAAGAAGAACCAATCGCATACACGGTTCCAGAAGAGGGGGAAACGGTTGTGGCGGTTCCGACAGTAACAGTTCCCACAGAGATAGTCCCACCAACTTCAATCCCAGTAAGAGTTGCGCTACCAGAACCAAGATAAAGAGTTGTTGTACCCCCGGCTGCTCTGGCAAAAGAAGTTACTGCAAAGGTGCCGTGGGTAGCAATTGTTCCAACTTTTTCCCAAATGGGATTAGAAACTCCAAGATCTTTTCTATAAATATTTTTGGAAGTGACCGAACCACCCGCCAAAGATGTTCCAGAACTGTTATAGATATGAGTAACCGTTCCAACCTCATTGGAAAAAGTAACTTCGTTACTTGAAGGGCTAATTCCACTTTGCCCACCGGGCGTATAATTGTAACTATATGCATATTGATAATTTCCAATTAAGAAATCTTCGTCAAGAGAAGTGCCCGCAACTGGAGTTCCTGTTGGAGCAGGATTTCTCAAATTTTCTGCATAAATCTGAGGAACTGGAGGGTCTGTCGCAGAGATAACATAAGTGTAATCTATATCTGGGGTATAAAAACGAGAAACATCGTTGCCCTCGGTGCTTAAATAATAGTTGAAATCATAAACATACTTTGAATTCGGATTAAAACTTGAAGCACTTCCTTGAGCATCAAGGGTCGTATATTCATTAAATTTACTTACGGGGCCAATAATGGTTGCTCTATTAGTATATTGATTAGCAATTGCTAGGGCTAAGAATTGGTCGTCAGTTCCCGCAATGTTGCGAAAAATATTGTTTTTAAATCTAACCTTTAATTCATCATCAGTTTCTTGGTTTGTTCCACCAGTCGTAGAGGTATAATTATTTACAATAGCAACATCGGAAACTTTGGTAATGATTCGATTAATCTTATTGGCTGTTACATTGCCAACTTCGCCAGCAGCGGTCGCTTCAATTGGCACTTCTGCATAAGTACCGTTTTCAGGTATGACTCCATCGGCCACAGTTATGAATAGAATTTGAGAAGAAACGGCAGAGGCGGTAGTGCTTATCTGAGTACCTGATGGGATAAAAATAGCAGTAGGAGATGGGGTTTTTCTACTAAAGGTAACAAATCCAGAAGCGCGACGGGCTGTTTGCCTTGCAAAGCCAAAGAGTTGAACAAAGTCATCAAGATCTTGACCAAATTTAGTATCTAAGTCTAATTGATATCTTTGAATAAACTGGTCAAACTGAATATCTGCCAAAGATTGAGAGACAACATCAATAATTTTTCTTTCAGGGGTTCCTACTTCTAACGAGATTTCTGGATCTAAAACGTATAGTTGGTCTCTTATTCTCTTACTAATCTCTTCTTGCGTAAACATATATTAATTATCCCCCATAAGTTTGTGCAGTAGATGGTGTTTGAACGGGAATGTCGAATTGAAAAGCATCTCCACTAACCATTTCTAAATCAACCCTTACATATAGTGTGTCGTAATCTCGTTGATAATATATATTAAAATTTTCTATTATCTCGTCATCTGAAAAAGTATATAACCCATTATACTTTTGCAATTCAACTCGCAAACGTGACATTTGCTTTACTTGATACTCATTGATAATTCTTGATATTTCAGAAACTACCATTTGAGAATAGTCGTCTTCAAAGATATTTAAACGACCATTAGCATAGATAGAAGTTCCTTCCTCTCCAATATCAATAAAAGAACCTAATTCTGGGTTAAGGGGGTCCGTACCATATGGCTCTCTTATCCAACATATTAAGTCTTGGACCGTTTTAGATGGGCCTTGGACTGTTTCTATACTATTTCCGGGGCCTTTAACGATATCCCCATTAAAAAGCCTTAAACTCCAAGTCATATTTAAAATAAACCTCTCTAATTAGGTGACGCTATCTGCAACATTACTGCCCTTTAAGCCCCGTTGTATGGCAAAATAGTAATCGGTTCTGGATCATCATTAACATCTGCCTGCACTCGGATGGGAATAATCTTCATCCACATAAACTTCAAACTCAAACTACCCGAGGCTAAAGCGTTAATTTTAAAACCTTCTCTTAAAATATCATTCTTTTGAAGAGTAATAATGTCGCTTGTTAACTTGTAACTTGTCGCAACAGTTAGTGAAGTATTTGCATCATGCACATAACCAGAAAGAGTATATCCGGGAGTACCCCCATTTAATGAAAGACCAAGACTGAAAGAAGCATTGTTGTGAGTGGATGTAACTTCTGCTCCTCCAGATATGATGTACTCTCCAGTGTAAGGAATTGTAAGAGCGGGTATGGACGGAGATTGTGTATTATACCAAACCCCTACTACACTACCACTAACAGTCGCGGTAGAAAAACTCATGTATTCTGGGCCGCCAACAAAATCCCACTTATAAGAAGAATTAGAACTGGTTCTATATCTAAATCCCCAAACAATATCATCTTGAGATATTAATACTTTTTCTTCTTGCCCATTTACCACATTTCTTGTTGGTAGATATGTTTTAAGTGGCGTAATTAGTCGGCTAGATATATTTACAGTTCCTGCATTTATTTGATCCAGAGTTGCTGAACCATAGAGTGCGCTCCCGGGAAAGGTTGCCGTGCCTAGTTCTGCAAAACTATTTTTTGCCTTGTTAAAATCACAAATAAGTTCTTGTTCTGGGTTAAGAAACAATCTAGAAGGAGCATTAACTCTCACATCTCCTCCAATTAAATCACCAACAGGTAATGTTTCGCTATCTTCTTCAAATCTAGAATGAGTTACCCAGTTATTATCTAACTTGGTTACAAGCCAATGTTCTCCAATTTTTGGCACTTGTACATAAGAGGGTTGAAAAAAAGCAAAAGTAACTTGGATTTGTTGATTTGCGGAATCTCTTCCTTCAATATATCCACTTACAGGATCACACTGAGTAATTCTTATCTTTTTATATGAATACGCTTGATTCATCAAACGATATTCAGGAGTATTTCCCATCATTCTCCAAATATCCTTCCAAATGTAACCGTCTTACCTAAAACTTCATCTTCTGTATTCTTAAGATTATAGGTGTGTTTCTTTCCATACACACCACGCCCGCCTTGACCAGAGATGCCAAAAGAAATGCCACCAGAACTGTTTACAGTTACTTCCTTATCTGGCCCAGTGTTGCCTTCTATTGTTGTAAAAAGACCGATTTTCCCTCGGTTTTCCCAAGGCTTAATTAACCATTTAGAGAAAAAGCCAACATGATCATTTTCGTAATCTTCAGTCTCTAAACCAAAAACAACAAGGTCTCCTGCTTGAACTTGCTTTACAGAAATTTCTTTTAGTTGTCTCTTACCAATTAATCCACGTTCTCCCCAAGTTAATGCTAAAGCCAAGCCGTTTGTGTTTTTAATATCTTTAAATCCTGCTTGATAATAACACCATGCTGTAAACGATGCACACCAAGCGGCATTGTAAGCGCCAGTAATTTCTTGATAGGGAGGAATTCCGGCATTAGGACTGCTACTGATATGTGGGCCAGCACTATTACCTTCAGTTGCTCTAATTTCTTTTTTGAATTCACAATAAGCAAATTCATAAGCGCGACGACGAACTAAAATGTTTGGCCTGTATTTATTACTTTCATAAAACGTTTTTCTTGGGTTTCTTTTTGTAAAATCAAACGGACTATTTTTTATTTCTAAAGAAAATACTTCAAATATATCTTTACTTTTGGGAGTTGCACAGACAGCAGGAAAGCCGGTAAAAGATTTAATAGTCGTAGGGAGAACTTTTCCATAGAAGGGATCAAACAATTGTTTTTTATTTAAAGGGCTAATGATATTACGGGGCATTTTTAATCATCTCCATCTTGGGCATCAGCAGGCTCATATGAAGTTCCTGATTGTCCCGAACCAGTTCCGGGTCTTGCTGCTCCAGCACTATTGCCAGTACGAGAACGAGTCTTTGGAGGTATTTTAACTCTAACTCTTTTTCTTTTAGATTCACCATCTGATGCTTGATCTGGAGCAGCGACGAGAGCCATAGCCCACTGATTACCTTTATTAGTTGTACCGGGAGCCATCAAGAGCGCTTCTGTATAAAATCCATTTTGATAACTAAACGAATGAGTGACTTCTTTTACATAAAAAGTTACAGACGTTTTTGGGTAGTTTGCAATTTGAGGATTTACATCTAATTCAACAATCATACCGGGAAATAATTCCGGCATAAAGGTCAGTTCTACTCTTGTAATAAATTGCTCTGCCCATTTTTGAATGAAGGTGTGATAAGCATAAAAGAATTCAAATATTGGATGACGAATAGTAGGAATCTTTTCTAGATATGGTCTAGCACCATATCTTTCTAAGAATTTATATGCAGATCCTTGTCCTTCAAGAATTGATCCTCTCGGCCTCTTTTTTGCACTTTTTATTTGATCAGCACTTAATTGAGAAGTATCTTCTAACGTTTCTATATCTTCTTTAGTCAAATCTTCATTTTCGAATGGTCTTAAAAATGAATCTAGTATGTAAGGTCTTTCGATTGTCACCACTCCCGAACCAAGGAGTTTTTCATACCACTCTAAGCGTATATTTGATGCATCAGATTGGTTTAAGCCAAACGGGTTTCCCAAGACATAAACATGAGTTACAAGTTGGCGATCTGAAAGGCTTATTGTGCAACTTTTAATTTCAGTTGTGTTTACTCTTAGCCAAGGATTCTTTTGACTTAAGTTAAAGTAATCGGGGTACCACGCCATAAAGTCTCCATTAGGCAAAGATGCAAAAGTTCTCATTGATGCTTTACAAATCTCTCCAACTGATTCAAAAAGTTTTACATCATTTTCAAGAGCGCGGTCTCCCGTAAGGAGAATTGATTCAAGAAGACTCCCGGGAAAGTTGAATGCAACATTAAATGCAACAGTTTTTGCTAGAAGGAAACTGTTTACGGACCCAGTACCACCCTCGCCAGAACCAGAACTGCTGCCACCAGAAGGAGGGTTTGTTGTTGTGCCAATTTTGTTATGCTCACATAACTTATAACGATCACTCTCTATAAATCTTTTAACAGTGCTGTACTGTGGCCCACGACGCTCTCCATAGTTTGCAGATGTATCGGGCCTAGTACATTCTGCTACTTGGCCGTCTGCCGAAACTACAATACAAACGTGGCCACCTCCCGCACCAGTGTTTGACACAAAAAGATGACCCGGCTTGTAGGCTGTTTTGTCTGCAATGATAGTTGAATTTGATTCAAGATTTCCAGTTAGTTGATTTTCGTTTTTTGAAATAAGTCCTGCGCTTCTCATCGCCGCCCCGATAAAACTAGAACAATCAAAACAACGCGATTGCTCTCTTGTTTTTGCCATAACTTCTTCTATCGTTGCTTTATCATTACGACTTGGAATATTTGCTGGACCTCCAATGCCCATACTATAACCAAGATCCCAATTACCTTCAGTATCGTTGTGGTCAACCGCTAGCCTGATTGCTGCAATAACTTTAGATGCAGGAGTATCATCACCGAGATTTATTTGCCCCGATCCTCCAGCGCCTTCTGTTCCCGAAGCAATTGACTCTTGCAAATTTTTTGCTTTGACTTTATCTTGATATTTAATAACTGTAGTTAAGAAACTATTTGCCATTTTAGTTATATCATACTGAAGTCTCGTTCCGTCAGAAGGAAGTTCTGTGATCAGTGCGGCAGAAGAATTTGTATAATAAAACCCATAGTAGTTTCTCATACCTTTGCGAGCGCCATCTCTTGCTCCCGTTACAGATTTGCCACTTATGTTTGAAGCAACTTCTCCAAATATGTTTGCAAGTTGTGCTGAATTTTTATGCAAACCATTATCTTCACTAATTATGTTTCTTCCGCCTTCTCCAGATTCGGGCAAAGTCCATCCAGTACCGCCGTCTGAATATTGATTAGGCCCCGGCAATCCGGGATCTTTAGAAAGATTACCTTGACGAGAATCTTTGCTTGGATATGCCATTCCAATTTTATTATCATTATATGTAGCGGCATCGTGATGTATTGATATATATACATCTCCTGCCCATCCTTGAGGGCGAGAAGTGTAAGCAAAATTTATATTAATTTTATCTTTTGTTACTTGAGGAAGTGCATTGTAAAGTCTTTCAATTTCTTTAACAACGGCTATATTTGCATCTCTTTCAACAACGGCTTTTCCATTACTACGGCGATAAGTTGTGCCATCGCCCGCTTGATTTTGATAACCCGGTTGTCTTGGATCAGAATGCCCTGCTTCAATATATACGGAAAGTGAGGTATTAGACCCTCCGGTATTAGAAGAAGGATTGTTGGCGTTAGGAGTGTTTGGATTAGTTTGTGGTTCACTAGCAGACCCAATTCCTTGACCTGTAATAGAATATGGTTTTGTTGGGTCTACAGGATTTGCACTATTTGCCATTTGCTTCCAAAATGAAATTACATTATTCTTATGTTCTTGATTATTTTGCGTCCAGTTAACTATCCAGCCATCAACAGTTTGATTAGGATCTCCATTTAAATAATAATTGTTTGGCTTTGGTTGTCTAATTTCTTGAGCAGAGGCTTTAATTGAAGCAACTCTAGAAGGAAATGCTCTATTCTCCTTACCCAAACCAAACATATTATAGTATCCTCCTTTTTCGGGAGCCTGCCCTTGACCATTGGTTCCATAGTGAGTTTCTGCCGCCGCAACTGCTGCTAAAAATCTTGGGTCAATATTATAATTTTCTCCATATTTAACAAAATCTTCTCCAGTCACATCGGTTTGGTAATATTGATTTTTTTTAATATTTTGATTAATAATTGAAACTATTTGACTTCGATTTGTTAATTTAGCAGAACTTGCAGATGGACTTTCGTTTCCTCCGCCGCCACCTCCATCGCCGCCACCAGAAGAGCCACCCGCAGTTAAAAATGTTTTTAGCCAATCTTGAGCAAGGTTATATCTGTCTTGCCAATCATTATTTACTTGGAATAATAGTGCTGCTCTTTGCATCCACGCCTCTGGCAGTGGTTCGATCCAAACATTGTCTGGATTCCATCCACCCACATCAACTAATAAAAAGTTAAGCATTGCAGCAAATCCGGTATCTTGAATGCTTGTATTAGATCCAACTTGTTGAGTTCCATTTGCTGAGGGTGTTGTTGCTAGATCTATTGGGGATAAAGCGTTGGGGTCGAAAAAAGAAATTCCACCCTCAGATAATTTTGGAACAAAACCATATTTTTGCAAAGTTTCGTAAACTTTAGGTAAACCGGGATCCCAGTAGGTGAATTCTAATCTTTTTAGAGTGCAACTTGCTTCAATTGTAAACGGTTCTGGCATTGCCTGAAAAACAGGAACAAGATCTAAATAACCTGAAAAAATTAAAATAGGCTTTGTTTTTTTTAGGTAAACGACAATCCTATCCATTGGCCTAAGAAGTTGACTAAGAAGCATCTCGTTTTCTTTATTTTTTCTACTCTGAACAAGAAAACTTGCCGTAGAAACTGCTTCTGTTCTTCTTGTGATATTGCCTTCAATAATATCGTTAGATATATCAATTGGAGTATCTGAATCTCCCGGAAGAATATAGACTTGTACTTCTGGAGAATAAACAATTCTATTAAAATTAATCTGAGACATTAAAACAATCTCCCAATGGAATTAGATATATCTTTTCCAAGGTCATTGATCCCCTTATTGCCGCCTTCAAATATTGCGCCGATCACGCTGGCAACGCTTCCAGAGCCTTTGATTGCATTTTGTGCATTATTATATAAACTTCTATTAAATCCGCCAACTTCACTTTTGGGATTTTTAACTGCAATTTCATCAATTAATTGACCAACAATATAATCTTTTTTATAATCATTGAACTTTTGCACCCAATATTTATCAGTATCAAAATTATATATAATTGTTTGTGCAGTTGTCCCAAACTTTTGCACATTATCATTTAAATCTTTAAAGATTGTAAAATCAAAATTAAATTTAGGAGCAACTGGGACTCCTTTGTTTTGAGCATTAAATCCCCCCTGAAAAGATTCAATCACTCCCAAATAATCAATTTTAGCCGCTGGAATGTAAAGTCTAAATACATTTTCAGCATTTTGACTTGAGGCAATTTGCCCCTCTCTAATAAAGTCTGCTAAATCATCATATTCATTTTCATCACGGCAAACTCCTTGCACATTTGCTGGAGTTAATTTGAATGAGTGGGTATAAGTTCTTGTATAATATTTAGAAACAGCAGATGGGCCTATTGCAGAATATCCATATTTTGCTTCAGTAATCCATATATCAAAGCGACTATATTTAGTAATATTTCTTTTTGTATTTAATTTTTCTTCTTGGAAATAACCTTTATTTGTATTATCTAATAAAGTTCTTTGACTAGATACATCTGCTCCGCTATCTAGTGGGATTTTAATTTTTGCAAGGAAAGCATGAATTGTGTTACCTTTTTGAATTAGGTCAGAATTATTAGGAGGAGTCTTAAAACGATGCCTTGTTGGGGAAAAAGTTTCTCTTTCGTAAGCCATTTTGTTCCTATCCTCCCGTTCCAACAGTGTCAGCATTTGGGGGAGCAGGTACTCCAGAGCCTCTTGGTCCAGAGTGTGGTGTATACGGTCCTACTTGATAACTAAATCCTCTTGTTATCAATGTTTCAAGTTCTTTTTCGCTAAAATTTCCACCGATAAAATCTGAATATTTAGTTGCAACATCTTTTGCTGCTTGAGTTCTTGTTTCCTTATTACTATATACTGGCTCAGACCATTCAATAAATTCAGAAAATCCAACACCATCTTTAAATCTTCCCAAAGCCTTTTTTGCTGTTGTGGTAACTTCTTGTTCAAAAGTATTTTGAAGATCTTCAATATAATCACATTTTAATTCCCATTGGGGCATTAACTCATCGTTTGCAAATCTTACTTGGGGAAAATCTAACGGACGGATTCTCCAATGCCAATTAAGGTGAGGATAATGAAATACCATATTATTTTTATCAAAATTACCGGCTTGTGTAACGTAATAAAAATAACTTTTAAACCATTCGGCAAATTGAACCATTCCGCTTCTCATTGGTCCATCAACAAACTTTTTATAACCTTGGTTTTCGCTAAGGGAATACGCTATTTGTCCAACTCCAACTTCATCTGGAAAATCTTCATAACGAGAAGCATATTGCTTATTAAAACCCCACATACCTTCTGCACCAAAAAATCCTCTTATAGTTAAATCTTCAATTGAAACGCCAAGTATTTGAATTACTTGACCTCCATATGTATCAATAACATTAGTTCTTAAACTATATTTCCAACTAACGTCATTCGGAGAAAGATATAGGGTAATCTTTTCTGGAAAACTTCCTTCAGAGATACTTGCTACTCCCGGAGCGCTAAAAGAACAAGTATTTTTTATACTTCTAACGCCGCCTCGAAAATAAGTTTTTTTACCACCGTCATCTTTAGAGGCATCTCCAGTTTTTGAATTTACATCATCATCAGCCTGTTGAAGATAATCATTGTATTCGGCAGCATCTGGAAAATTAGAACGCAAACGATCAAATCTTTTTACATATCTTTCCTGTATAGTATTTTCACCGGGTTTAGATATGGGTCTTATCTCAGGCATTATGGACCCCCGGGATTGGGAGTTGCTCTATTTTCTGGTCCGGGAGGAGCAACCATAACAAATTTACCTTGAGATGAGTTAGCGGCTTTGTTAAAGACATTAAACCATTTTTTAGCATCATCGCTAAGACCAATCTTAATTTCGCCTTCTTTTTGAACTTTATTTTCCATTGCAGAAAGAACTTCTCTTTTAAACCCTTTAGAATCAAGTTTGTTTTCATCAACTTTCTTTTGAATAAGTTTTCTCTGCTGTTCTGTAATCGCGCCACCCTCTTTATAACTAGACAACGCTCTAGTAAATTCTCCTTTAAGGGAATCAAGAACTCCTTTTGGAATATTTCCTTTAGTAGAATCCCACGTTACTCCCGGGCCTTCAAAAGAAATTCCATAACTTTCATTAAGAGTTTTCCATGCCTTCTTTGCTGCGCTCTCATTAGAACTTCCGGCTGTCATCAAAAGACTTGCTGCTCTTTCTGCATCAGTACCTTGTGCGGCTTCAATTGCTTTTGCTAAAGCCTCTTTATCTCCACTCATACGAGCATCATAAATATCTTTTACTTTTTCTTCAAAATCAGGGCCTTTTCCACCAATATCTATGTTTTCAAAATTAAGGCCACTGCGTTCTCTAAACATAGGAATCCCGGGGATTCCTCCTTCTGAAAGGCCTTCAAACCCAAAGTCTGTTGCGCCCTCTTGAGAAAGTTCTCTAAATCTTTTAAATGCTTTCTTTCCAAGACCGCTTCTTGCTGCACGCTCTCCTCGTCTTCCTGTTCCCTGATAATATGCTTCATATCCTTTTCCAACTGCATCAATTTCTTTTCTTACTTTTGCTTGTGCCAAAACTTTAGGTGCTTGGTTGTACATCTCTCTAATAGCAGGAAGAGGTTTGTTCATCATTCCTGCAACTAGCATTAATGCTCTATCCTTGTTTCCACCCGTTCTTTGGGCGATATCATCAACGGTTTTAACAAGCATCTTGATTCTTTCAGTCTCTACTTCGTCTGCCTTTTCCCCGCCTCCCATAGCATAAGGCATATCTAGAGCAAGCGCAAGCATATCGTCGGAATTTCTAAACTGAGCGCCGGGACCGCCGCCCATAATTCCAGCCGCAAACAATCCTGACATATCTGAAGAATTCAAAACTCCCTGAATCATAGATGCGTCTATGCCAGTAAAACTAGAGGCTATTTGCCCAGCCCTCATGCCAGAAGTCCCTACGGCTCCTCCTTGAAAAGTTGCAAAAGCCGCTTGACTTGTCTCTCTTGAATAATCTTGAACACTTTTACCAGCCATTCTAGCAGCAGGACCAAATTCTTTAATTAAATCTGCACTATCTTTTACGTCTGCCTTTAATTGCTTTACTGAAAGACTTAACATATCAATCGCACCGCTTATATCAATTGCAGTAGTATTAACAATATCAGTTACGGCTTCTTCGACAGAAACTCTTTCTCCAAGATTTCTGAAGCCTGCTTGACTAACGCCTTGATTAATTTCTAAAGCCCTTTCGTAAGAAAGCATATCGAAAGGATTTAACGATCTTGTAAAAGCACGGTATCTAGTTTTAAATCCTTCTGACTGAGCAGGACTCATGCTGCTTCCAAAAAGTCCCCCTCCAAGCATATTTGGATTTGTGCCTCCACTTAATATCATCGAAGGAAATGCCATCCTTCCTGAAACTAATGACCCAAAGGAAGATCCGCTTTGAGAAAATGATTCATATCCCGGGCCTTGATAACCCGCTAACATTCCCAATTCAGTAGGTTGAGTTACATATGGCTCAACTATCCTTTGGGCACCAGCATAGAAATTTTTTCCAATGTTTTGGGGTAGGAAATTGGACGCAAGCGCTAGTGTTGAAGTGATACCTCCCCGCAAAATCATTGATCTTGCTAAGAAGTCATAAAATGGATTATCTTCGCTTCCTGAAAATATAGAATCAGATCTACCCTCTTTTGATACCCCCAATCCGGTTAATGCTTTGTTAAATATGCCAGAAGATTTTCCTCCAATTTGCCCCGGTTGTGGGGTTTGAGCATTCATATTAGAAGAGGGTCTTCCACCCCCGCCGCCAAGTCCACCACTTAAGTTTTGAATTGCCTGAGTAAGACTTTGGATTTTTTCCGTATTCTCTATCAGCGCAGCCTTATGTTGCTCAAGAACAGATGTAAAGTTTTGTTGAGATGCGCCTAAGCCAGTTTTTTCTTCATTAACTTTTCTAAATGCGCCCGTAAAAGTGTCCATTAAGACACCTTCCATATCTCTCCAATTAGTTACCTTTACATCTTGAGAAGCCATGATTAATTCTCCAACTCATCGGTTGACATTATATGAAGACCACTTAAGAAATCAGTAATTGACTGGAATTCTTCTGGAGAAGTTGGTACAATCTGCTCATACCCGTCCAAAGAATCTTCTTTATTTAGATCATATATTTCTTGATATAAAGTTGGAAACGCTTGAACCATTGACTGCTTGAATTGCTCATTCTTGTTTTCATATTCATCTTCAATTTCCCAAATAAGAAGAGCCGAGTTCATTTGATATGTCAGTTGGTTTAAGTGTTTTGAATTTCTGATAAGTCCTGCTCTATCAAGGGATCTGAGGAAGAATTTGAATTCCTCAGATCCGTCATTGATAAATTTTGGCTTTCCTCTATCGTCAGATAGACTTCATTTAATAAATCAAGATACTGCGCGTTAATAATTTCGATTACTGGCCAGTGCCAGTTTTTTCTAATATAATTAAACCTGTCTCTAATTGACTGAAGAACCGCATCGTCGTCAAATCTTGGCATAAAAGGCTTTTCGTTGATAGATACAATTGATGCGGCTGCAATGGCTACGGCAACTGCCTTTTCTTCTGTAATTGTATCTTTATATTCTTTTACAAGTTGACCGACTGCAAGTTCTTCGTCAATTCTAAGAGTTTTAATTTCAAATTGATGACCTGACCATTCAAAAACTTTATTTAAATGACCGATATGTACAATCTGAACAAACCTATCCAAACTTTCTTTTGATAAAAAATCCTGACTTGATTCCAATTCATTCTCCTAATTATAGACCCCAAGGGGCATCTTTGACAGATCCAATACTATCAAATAGATCTGGATCATCTGCTGGGGTAACTGGGGCGGTGCTTGTGTTAATAAGTTTTGTATACCATACTGAGACTTGAAGAGGGTTGATTGTTGAATCAACTCTTGTTGTTTCATCTTCTCTTACGTCCACAATTCTTGCACCTAAGAATTCTTTTGTTCTAAATCCAGCATTTGGATTTGGATCACGAATCACTCTAACAAGTTTAATTTGACTTCCATCATCTCCTGTTGCTGATGGATTTGTCATCATCCAGTTAAATAAGTCTGCTAGATCGTTAATCTTTGTATTTCCAAACGCAAGGCCTAACTGATCGTAGATTGTTTTATCAAAACTTTCCATAATTGTCAAAGTAATTTCTCCGTGAGAAATTGCTCTAGGAACAATAACTTCAGTTGGCCTCAGATAATTCAAAGGATGAACTTCGACAGCAGGCGCAATTGGTTGGGGAGACCTGTGAGCAACTTCTTGACATAGAATAAATGTACTTTGCTTACTAGCCGATCCGATAAAGGCCCAAGCCGTAAATGCGGAACCTGTCTGTCTTACTCTGTTAATAGCCATTTTATATTCTTACTCCTTATAAGATTAGGTTAATTCCGCCACCAGAAGCGGTGTTGGTTGCGCCAGTAAGACTAATTCCAAATGTAATCTGGACATAGTGTACTGTGTAAACTGGCTTGTATTGCCAACGAACTTCGACTACAGTAGGATCACTTGCAGAAATCCTTGCTGCTAATCCATTGTAAGCGGTTAGTTGTCCCAAGTTGACTAGACTTCTAAGAACCTGATCAACAATTGAAGCAACTTTACCGGGAGCCGCAGCATCTGCAAAGATTTGTCCAATTACGGAATCATCAAGTGCTGTTGTTACTCTTTTAATCATATTATTTCTTTGAAGAGCAACTGGAAATTCTCTTTTATTAATGTCGCTTGGAGTAGTTGTGATTTCGTGACGTACTCTAATAGATCCTGTGCTTGAAATCTGTTCAACTACTAGAAGGCCAGAGGCGGCATCAGTATTCTTGTCTAGAGTCGTTCTTTCATCTTTAACAACAGAAAGTCCTGCTACTTGTTTTCTAGTCAGAGAGGTCGCAACATCTCTTCCTGCGTGCATTCCCGCGAGGGCTGCTGCAACAAATTGACCGCCAATATTAGTATTGACGCTAAGAAAACTGTTGTAATAAGAAAATACTGCTGGGGATAAGAGACAGATATCTCCTGCTGTATCTGAATCTCCTCCCAAAGTTAACGCTTGGGATCTTAGACTTTCTTTTGAAACCGCAGTAGAAGAGCCGTCCATGCCGAGAATTGAAGTCTTAAAGATATTTCTTAACTTCATTTTGACAATGTGCGCCTGAACAAGACTAAATACATTTGTTTCTCCAGTAAGAGGAACAATTAGTTGACCGTCTTCATCATCTTCTAGTTTTAAAAGCGCATTTTCATAATCCGAAGTTGTAGCGCTTGGAGGAACTGCAACGGCAACTAGAGAAGATGCTCCATTTAAGATAGACAATTTAGCAGCAAACGACAACTCAGAATCAATATTTCCGGTTGCGTCAAAAGCATCTCCATATTTATCCACTACATCGTTAAAATCTGAAAAAATAGTTGGTTTCCAATAGTCTACATCAGCATAGTCGTATTGAACAGTAACCGTGTCTCCACTATCAATTCCGGGGACTGGGGTTGGATACCCAGTAGGATCAATAGTATTGTCTGTATAAGTTGTCGCGGTTCCATTATTGATTGTTGGGATATTAGCCGCAGTTCCGGGAAGTTTATAGAACGGACCCCAACTTGGGTTTAGATTTGTTCCTAAGTTTTCTGAACGATATACATTTCTTCCAATAACTGTAACAGAGGCATTAGCGGTTCCAATGCTTGAAATTGTAACAGTATCCACAGGGTCATCTAGAGTCACCGTTCCTGTAACGCCACCGATTCCGCTTTCATAAGAGGTTGTCCCTCCCCCGCTGTTAATATCAAGAACATAAGAAACAGCGTATTGATATTGACCGGCAGGAACTACGGTTCCTACGGCTGTTGCTGGGGTTGCGGTTGGAGTGCCGGGGTACGGTACTGCGCGAATCGTTGTTGTTTCATCACCAGTGGCGGTTCCCGCTGTCTGATTGATGATAAAATTACCCGGTCCAATTACTTCGTAAGAAACTGGCTTTGTAACAGTAAAAGACAAATTTGGGGTTGTTGCTGTTCCGATAACAATACCCTTTTTGCCCAGCGTTACGGTTGCAGTTCCGTCTAAAACAACATTTTCACTATAAGTTTGATAACCTCTAGATTCTCCAATTAAAACCGGAACAACTTGAGATGGAACATTGCCCGGAGTTAATGGTGAAGGCTGAAGTTCTCTTACCGGAAGAACTCCGGGTGGTACATATGCCATTGCCATTAGAAAACCATCCTTTTCGCTTGCTGCTTAATTAAATGTCTACCTATTAAGATTTAAGAAAACGAATACTTTATAGGAAATTATTCAATCTCTTTACCCAGTTTCAAAGAAATGTCTTGGAATGGGCCTCCAACATAGGTTGTATCAATCTGAATACCCTCAACAAATTGCTGGTAAATAGAGCCAGAATCGAAGGTTCCAATACATCCAAAATTATACCCAACTGTGTAAATTCTTTGGTCTGTAAGACCCCAAGACGCTCCACTCATAGTCTGTTCAGCAACAGGTTCTAGGCTTCCAATTGATAATTGAACATCCACCCTTGCTTCGCTTTCAATAAGTCTTCTGAACGGAACATTCATAACGCGACCAAACGACAGCATATTAACTACGCTGTCTGAAATAAAATCTCTATCCATAGACGTTAGGGCAAAGATTTCCAAGGTAATAACTCCCTCAAAATACCATTTTTGTGCAATATTATCATCATCATAATAATCTATGTGACCAATTCCAGCACTTTTAAGACTTCTTTCTTGAAACCCAACAATTAATGATGGATATTGCTCCGGTCTTTGAGGATATTCAATAGTAATATGTGATTTTGTTAACAATTCTGAAGATTTATAGCCGGGGAAATATGTTTCTTGATTATTAAAAACGGCTTGGAACGCTGTAACTACTGAGCGTTTTACTTCCATCTTGTAGTTAATAGGCGCTCTTAACATGCTTGTATTAGACATAACCCCAACCATCTTCACCGCTATAATCGGCTAATGTTGTACCACTATTGATTTCAATTTCATAAGTTGGATCAGATCTGGGGATTCTAACCGCTTCGAAATTTTGAGAAACAACAATATCTGTATTTTCTATATAATTTGTTTCTGAATTCATATATCCACGATTTAATTCTGCTCTTAAAGGTACTGGAAAGACTTTTTGGACTCTATACCTATCTCCAGTACCTGTAATTGTAATAGGGCCTGTTGGGTTTGGCATATCAATTCTTACTGTAATTATTAAATCACCATCTTGAATGAAAGGCATCCAAGGGGCGACTCCTGATGTGACAAAAATCTTAAAATAACCAGTTCTATTTGGGCTGTCGTCATCAATCATCATATTACCATCCCCAAGAGTGAGATAAGTAAAATAACCATCACTCCAACCGGCACTAAATCCAAGGTTGCTACCGACTGTTGAACTTTGTTCATAAACATCATCAAATGTCTCGTCCCATTCAGTACGGCCAACAGCAACATCATCTGTGTTGTAAATACGCTTAATTACAACAGGATTTCCATATCTAAACATATAATCAAATACAGATTGACGAACATTTTTAACTTCGGCTGGAGTAGAATTGTCATCATATCCATATTTGAACATCATGTTTTCAATAGCCATGCTAATAACCTTATCTGTAACCCATAAAGCGTGGGTAACGGACGCGCATTGGGATTGGGATAAGGCGACCCTGCTTGCTGTCCACAAGACCGCGAGCCTTCCCAAGTTGCAGGTAAGAACGCTTGAATACACGAAGAGCATTTTTAAACTGTTCTTCTTCTGTGGTATAGATTTCTTTCCATCTGTTTTGATATGTAGTTCTGTCAAGAAGGGTAATATTTCCCGATCCTGTTGGAAGAGCAACTTCTACATAAGAACGAATAAGGTGATGAATAATCTCTAATGTCATTGCTTGACCCATCAAGGTGTGATGATCTTTCCATGGGAAGTCCGTCAATGTAAAGGTGGGGCTTGAGGGGTTTGGAAAGGTATAGTTAATTCTTTCTAGAGCAAAAGGGAAAAGCAAAGATGATTTTTCTTGACTAAAATTCTTGCGAGAAATATCATAAAGATATGGACCTCCGGGAACAGAATCAAATCCATCTTCTACTTTTAACCATGCTAAATCTAAAGAAAATTGTTGTTCTGGAGTTAACTCCCCACTAGGAATAGTTGGATAAGTTGACTGCAAACTAGCGCCCGTTGAGGCAGTTGGTATGGTTAATGCCATATCTTTTCCTTTCCATAAATTAAGTTAAAGAAAAAAGACATAAAAAAGGCCCAGCCGTTAGGACTGGACCCCTTTTATTTACTTTATTTAATTTTTATTAAATCTGGTCTGATCTAATAATAATTGAAGCATTACTTACAGTACCAGAAACTGCTGCAACTTCTACTCTAAGATATCCACCCTTAGCCCAAGTGGTGTTTGTTACACCATTGCTTGAGTCTGCAAAAGAACCAGTTCCGATAGTGGGACGGTCAGCAGTTACAGTTCCAAAGATAGAAGTACCTGCGGCATTTGGTCCTTGAGCGGCAGTACAGTATTTAACATCAAATTGTACAGTTCCGCCGTTTGCACCAACAGCAGCGTCTACGCCCTTGATTACAAGATCGCGGGGAGAGCGTACTACCAATCCTGAAGCAGTACCTGAAGTTGACAGGTTGCCTTGGACGGCTAAATTAAAGTAATTATCAGATGCAGTAATATAACGACCTTCACCGTATGTTCTTAAACAACGCAAGGTTTTCTGATTGTCTAGATTAACAGTAGCAATATTATCATACTTCAATTTTTGAGTTTCATCAACTCTAAAAGGCCTTCTTGATAAACCTCTAAGTCTTACATAGGTAGCCATGATAGCCTCCTAGTATCCGAAGAGTTGTACAGTTAGATTCTCGCCAGCGACTGAAGAACCAACTTGAGCAACTTCTATTCTTAGATAATCTCCAGCGGCGAAGTCTTGATTTACGGGGACTCCTGCTGTACCATTAAGAGTAGAAGCAAACTGACTTGTGCCGATTGTGGGGCGACGAGCAGTTACGGTTCCATATACGGAGGCACCGGCTGCTGTTGGTGCAGAGGTTCCGGCTACCTTTTTAACATCAACAATAAGGGTTGCGCCTGTGGGGGCAACTCCAACTTGAGCAACTACGCCGGTTAATTTACCTGCGCGTGGGGCACGCCATACTAATCCCGAGGCGGTTCCTGAAGTTGCTACAGTACCAGAGACTTGAAGCACTGGATAAAGATCTGGAAGAACAACAAATCTTGCTCTTTCATTCTGTAGCGCTCTACGAGTCTGACCATTATCTAAGTCAAGAGTAGCAACGGCGCTACCTGATACGGTTGTGGTTGAGGCTGAACCGGCACCAAATGGTACACGGGCAATACCTTTTACATTTACTTCTTGTGCCATTCTGGGTCACTCCTTTTCTGAATGTACAAAGGGGACGCAGACCTTATAGGCCCATTCTATCCTTGCTTATAGGGGAAGGTAAATCGTCTATTATTTAATGCTAAGACAATTCGCCTTTTACAGTCTCAATTTGAGCAGGCACATTGAACTTTTCTGCTGCTTGTTTCATTAAATTAAGGCGATAATCAACATCGTGGTGTTGGCCGTGACCATGAAACGCCATAATTACTGGTTCTGGCGAATCATTTACTTGCCACGTTGAATTCCACCTATCGTCAGCAATTTGAAACATACTCATCCATTTAAATTCTCTAAGGAGACCATTAACAACATCTTGTTCATACCACGGAGGCCCAGAGAACCTGCGATTCCAAACTTCGTGAATAAATTCTTTTGTTCTATCCGTACATCTCAAAAGAATAACACCCATATTAAAATGCGCCCCCAATTGTGGGTGCCCGGGAACTCCCGGATGAAGAACAAGGCCGAGGTCTTTATTTTCTTCTAGGCCGCTTCTGAGGTCTGTAGAAAAGTCTACAATAACACAATCATGATCAACCCAGAAGATATATTCATATTTTTCTTCACCTAAAAGATCCATCATAAGTTTAATTCTATCCCACGCCGGATTATAGTTTGGATCATCAGTCTCAATAACAACATCACGATTTGCCCAATAATCCATGCCCCACCTATCGGCATAGGCTTGGTGAATAGGCTCTAGCCAATCTAGGGCCTTCACCATCTCTGCCTTCCAGTTAATACAAGATTGAAGAATTACAGCATTATTAGCCATTTTTCTTCGCCTTTCTTTCCTGACGACGCCTCTGCGCTCTGTTTGGGTTCGCAGGACTTTTAGAAATGGGCGTTGAGGTCTTTTCCTGCTCTTTCTTAAATACTTCTAATTTATCCTCAATTACCTTTAAGGTAGGAACCCAATATTTATTTGTAATCAAATCAGCATCATATTGGAGCGCTCCCTCGCGTGCTGTTTCGCGTAACTTCATGCGATCTTCGTTGGCCATATCATATGCCTGCTCCAACTTATCAAGAATAGCATCAACTGAGGGAATATATTGCGTTGCTGCTAGTTGAGTGATATAAGGAATGGCCTCTGTGCGCCTATCTAGGCTCCATCCTGCCAAGACTAATTCCTCCATAGCGGTCCAACCACCAGCGATTACGGGAGTACCGCAAGCCTGAGCCTCTATGATTGGAATTCCAAATCCTTCACCCATCGTAGCCGACATTAGAACATCGCTTGCATTATAAACATCAACAAGGAATTCTGGTGGATAACCTGCAATATATTGGAATTGCTCAGGAACCACTACGGCATCTTGCAATCCTAGCATTTGAACAAGATCCCAAAGATTATACCCACCAACTTCAGGAGTCATGAGAGTATGCAAGTATAACTTTGAATCAGGATGCTTCTTGTAAAACTCTGCAAAAGCCTGCAACTGTTGTGGCCACGCCTTGCGGGGTGGAATACCCTTATTCATTGCTACAATAGATGCAATAAAACAATCTTGCGGAAGGCCGATTTGTTTGCGAGCAATCTCTCGCATTTTTGGTTTAAAGAGGTTTGTATCTACCCCATGAGGTACATATTCTACCTCTAAACCGCGATCCTTTGCTTCACGAACCCCAGACTCAGAGTACGCAATAGCAACCATTGCACGCTTTAGACGATCATAAACGCCCTCTGGCATGGGTTCGTGGTCTACAGGATACCACGGGACAAATGGGATACCTTCCATATGTGGACCATCAAGGTTCATAACCCATGTGTCATACAGAGTAAGAAGAATGTCTGCTTTCCACGCTTTTGCATAAAAGCCCATAATATCTTGCCCGTGAGGATCAAATGCTCCAGAAAAGACGGGGACTCCCTGCCAATCAAGTCGGCCACCTTGGAGTCCCCAAAAAGCAGTTATAGACATTTCGTGCCCGAGTTCCCTGATCCTAGGAACAAACAGGGCAGTCTGATTTGAATAGCCTGACGGCCCCCAAGGGGCATTACTAAACCAATTAATTCTCATGTTTCTCCTGACTTAAACTAAATTAAATAACTAGTTCTGCAACAGTGTATGGTGCTGAGTTTGTCGCAGTCTTAACATACATAGGTCCGGTGTATCCCCAGATTTCCACAGTAGTCGTTCCTCCCGCAACATACAATGCGCTTCCACCAGCGACTTGTGCTGATGAAAAACCATAATATAGACCGGCTGTGCCCGTTTGGATATAAAGGTGTTGTCTATCCTTCTCAGCATCAACAGCAAGACTTGTTGCTGTTCCGGCAGTTCCTAATGTAACTGTACCAGATCTAGTTCTATTAATGTGTGAACTCATATTAAATTCCCAGTTCGGCGCTTACTTCTTCAGAATTTCCTTCAATTCGAAGTTCTGAGAGAGTCTTGCCATCTCCGGCGTCGGGGCGGCTTCCCGTAACTCTCTCTGACCCAGCAAATCCAGCAGTGTCAATCGGAACGCGAATAGCATCCTGCTCAATTTCCATCTCAACGGGGAGTTTCTTTTCCTCGCCCTTGCTGTCAACATGAAAAATTTCCCGTTGCTTTGCCTGCTTAACTGGCTCATGCCACTTAGCAGTAATTCTTTCTTGATACTGTGGCTTTGTGATTTCCTCAACTAATAGCCCAACTGAAGGAGCAAACTTTGCGCTTTGAAACTGCTCCTCTGAAATCTCAGCAACATCTCGGTCTCCACGGGGACCAAGATTAACATCTGCAATTCTTACTGCATTTGGTGTGAGATTTCTAATGTATCTTACCTTTGCCATATTTTCTTTCTCCTTAGCCTTACTTTAAAGTAAAATAGGGGGGATGATAAACTACCATCCCCCCTACTGTATCAGACTTCTAAAATATTATCAAGCAATTTACTGAGATTAAGCCTTGACAATCTTGGCAAGACCTCTGGGGTTGAGGATAAGCATTCCGATCAACTCATCCATTACCCAACCACGGTAGAACTGCTCAACTTGGTTGTTCTCTTCTACGTCAAGTGAGTACATGACGGGCATGACACCCAAGAAATTGGGGTCTGGGACTAGGTATACATGACCGGGTGAAATCATGATTGACTTCTGAATGGTGAACTCACCAAATTCAGTAATCATTCCACCACCGAATACGGTGTCCTTGAACTGCCAACCAGTTACGTTAATGTCCCATGAGTAGAGGTCACGAACGTCAGCGGGATTCATAAGAATACGCTTGGTTTCGATTTGACGCTGCTCTAGGTTAGCAACTAGGTCGTAGAAGTCAACAACTTCAAGAGGATTACCTGCACCAATTGACTTGGTGGTTGAACCAGTTCCGCCTGCACCAGCATAGCGGTTTGGTTCCTTGGCAGCCCAGTCAGTTACGGCGGTGTCAAGTAGAGTCAGGAGGCGTGAGTCCTCTTGACGCTGAATGGCTTGACGACACTCATCTTGGGCGTACTCAATAGCGTTTACACGCAAGTAGTATAGATCTTCCTTGCGAACGCGGGGGAACGCGGCGACCCTGAAGAGTCGTGGGTAGACCTGCTTACCTTCGAAGGGAGTGATCTTGATTTCTGAGTCAGTCTGGTTAAGAACGTAAGCCTGTCCAAAGTCATCAAGAACGTCGTAAGGCAAGAGTGGACCCTTTTCCAAGGTGTCTTCTACAAGCACGTTACGGACGATACCTTCGTAACGAAGACGAATCTGAATTGGACCAATCATGGCAACACCCAGACGCTTCATAGCGTTGGACTTGTCTGAAAGAATGGTCTGTAGTTTAGCCTTCTTTTGTTCATTTGTTAGTTTTGGCATACCAGCAAGTTTTTGAACGTAGTCATTGCTGTTAATTGCCTGTCTTGCTTCATCCATTATCATACTCTCCTTAGACACTCAACAGTTCGATTACGATCTTGCTAGCACTTACATAGTCAATAAGTCTTGCAACGGCTACGCCAGAATCTACGGCTGAGTCGTTGAGCAGACCGTTAGCGTCAGCATATAGTTTACGATTTGCATCAGTGTCCTCGTCTGCTGAGGTAATGTTTGAGTTGAAAGCGGGTGAAAGAACTTCAAAGACGGCTGCTGGCCCACGCCATACACCGACTTCAGTAAAGTCACCAACTTCATCAAAATCACCACCGATGAAGTTACCAAATAACCCGAATGGGGAAAGGGACGTTCCACCGACACTTACACACACTACTTCGCCAGCGGGGGCGAGAGCGGCGACCATACCGGGGAAGATAGGTCCGTTTCCAGCAGTTCCGGGAGCAGTTCCTGAACCTTTTGCAAAGGTTCCGGTGCTAGTACCAGCAGTACCGTAAGTGTTTGCAGATAGGACGGCGGCGTAAGGATACGCTTGAGTCTGAGCATACAAAGCACGGAGGGTACGTTGCTGATTTGCTGCTGAAATATTTTGAATTCGAAGCATTTAAATCTTCCTCCTAAAAACCTTTTGAATTAAAATTCTCACAAATTGAGAACTGGTTACTACTTAAAAATTAGTTAAAGATCGCGTCGTCTGGAACGACACCAGCGTTTGAAGATGCTGAAGATTCCTTAACACCCTTGAAGGATGGGAAACCAGCCAACTTCTTAGCAGGAGCCTCTTTCTTTCCAAGTCCAGCCTCTTTAATCTTTACTAAAGTCTCGTACTTGGCCTCAACAATTGAGGGTTCTTCGTTTTCTAACTCAGCGACTCTTGCATACTTCATTTCCGCCTCGTTAAGACCTAATTCAACTTCTAGGTCTGCGAGTTTAATTGCAGAAAGCACCGCAGATTCGCGGCCCTTACCCGGCAATTGTGCGTGATGTTCTGAAATACCCTTAGTACCACCCTCGTCTGAGAACTGAGGCTTTTCAACCTCTTTCTTGACTGGAGCATATTGCTCAGGCATGGTCTCTGGGTTGTGATTCTTAATATCTTTTGTATTACCCTCGTCGGCGTACTGTGGTTGTTCAACTTCCTTCTTTACACTCTGGTACTGTTCAGCCTGTGTTCCGGGCTGGTGTTCAGCAATGTCAGAAGACTCGTTGTTTTTGTCACCCTTAAATTGTGGGGTGCTTTCTCCACCGTTCGGTTGAGTAAGTCCGGGTAATTCACCAAGAGCAACCTTGGTAGCACTTTCTACTGGCTTAGTCTGGTCAGAAATTACCTTTTCGCCCTTTGGACGATCTGACGCAGGCTTACCGTCGTCTACCAGCGGAGTTGCACTTGAAGAAGCGCTTGATTCCTTTTCAGGAACAGTCCAACCAAGTTCGGCTAGATATTCATCGCCGGGGACTTCTTCAACATCTGCCGCAAGTGTTATATTTGCTTGTTTAGTATTCATCGTACTATTAACACTCCGTATTTCATTCTTTGATAGTGTTTTTTTCAATCTATCAATAAGGCTTTTGGTATCAGACCTGAACTCTTCTTTGTTTTGTTCTTTCTTACGATCAAACGCCTTAGCCTTTGATAAATCTGGATCTGCTAATGGTGCGGGAGGTTCCTGATATCCACACTTTTCACATCTACCAGACTCATCATCTAAACCACATTCCCCGGCAAGCCCGATTGGACAAGGTTTATCACCTTTCAATGTATCAATCTTGCTAGGTGCAGTAATAGACTCCCCATATTTTTCTGTATTCATACTCGAACTTCTTTCACATGGAGATTTATCAAAATTATCCTCTAAACTTTGTGTTTCGGTATTCGCTGCTTTTAAGTTATCAGTTCCATTAACGGCAGTTTCTATACCATCTTCGTAGGCTTTCATATATTTATGCATATTTGCATTATAAGGCTCTACTCCTAAATATTCTGCCATCTTAACAGAATCAAATTCAGGCACTTCTACGGGGCTATAGTGATAAGATTCTCCAGCATGGAAAGCCCTTTTAATCAAATCATTTTCTACATATCCAACCTTAGCGATCTTTGCTTGGATACCAACTTGATTTAACCACTCTTTATCTTGTCCGGTAATATTACTAGTGGGAAGCAATGAGGTCGCCTCCACTTCGGTTTGACCACCATCGTCCCATTGTACCTTGTAAGTTTTAAAAGAATCCCCATATTCGTCAGAATTAAGTTCTTCAACATATTTAACAACGCCTTCTTTGCCAGATTCGGCTTCTTTAACTTTTTCTCCAACAGAAAAATCTGTCGTTTCCACCGCAGCGTGCTTAACCACAGGTTCTGTGAATAAAGCGGTCACATCTGCGGGATCAAATACAGCCGAAATCTCAAAAAAGTTGACATTATAGCAATCTTCATAGGCTAACTTGTCAATGCTTCCAGTTTTAAACGTTGTTCCTTTTTTCTTTATGTGGCTACAATAATCTTCTACCGTAGCCGCCTTGTGATTACAGATAGAACAAAGAGTATGTTCAACATTACATCCCATAGAAACTGCGTTTACTTTTCCATCAAACAGGGCTTTGGCTAGTTTGGGAAAAGATTTTCCATCAATTTCAAGTAATAATTCAATCCATGTTTCTGGTTTGTGATTATTTGGGGCACTTGACCAATATGAATCCGAGGCCAGTCTTTGAGGATTTTCAATATGAAGCATTGCATCAACAACAACACCTCTTGCTCTTTGCGGATCTGAATTATTGTGATCAATAAAAACAGGCCTTCCCACAAAGGTTCTGAACCCGTAATCGCCTTTAGACTTAATTTCAGCACTATCGCCAGTAAAGGTTAACTTACTTATTCCGCCAGTCTCTGAAGTCTTGGCTAGTTTTGAAACAACTTCTCTGAAATCTGTCTCATCCATTCCAGCAAGTTCGTTGACAGGCCAACCATCAAAATTCTTATTGACCCGAGAAGAAATAGCACGAACTTTTACATAAATATACCCATCTCCAGTGCGGTAAGTGTTTTTTGGAATGTGATCAAAAGAAGATAGTTTTGCACCACCTTCAATTTTCTCATCGGCACTTTTTACTTCAATTACTTCACAATTGGTATATTTAGTTAGCATTAATTACCTCAAATCGCCGTTCCTGATTGAACTTCAATCTTTTCGTTTTGATAACGATAAAGTGCTGTTCCGTTTGAATGTTCAAATAACTGAGAAAAAGTATCCTGAGTTTGATAAGAAAGTTGTTTAATTAAAGCAATTGCAGCACGCTCTTGCTTTTCGGGAAGATGCATTCCTTCTATTACAGAACACATTTTGCCTCTCAAACTATTCATTTCTCTTATTGCGAATTCAGACGCAGGAACCCAGTCGTTTCTTTGAATCATATTACTTTTTTAGTTTTGCAACGAAACTGTCTTTGGTTTCTGATACGCTTGCAATCTTGTAACCTTCAAAAGAGGCGTCAAATGAAATAAGTTCTTCAACTTCAGCAGTAGCAGAGGCTAGAGTTAAGCCATCTTCTTTTTCTCTTTCAAGATCCATTTCTTCACCCTCATCGCCCTCTTCGTCCTCTGGGCCAAAATCGGGGCGAACCTCGTCTTCATTTCCTTCAGATTCTTTGATTTGAGCAACAAGGTCTTCAACCTTGTCTAGAGCGTCTTGAAGTTGTCCCATAAGTCTTTCTTGCTTACCCTCTTCTGCTTCATACGCAGTGTCAGGCTCGTCATCTGCTCCGGGAGAAAAAATTTCATCCGGTGCCGTTTCGTCCATTCCCATTTCATCCATTGCCATTTCTTTAGCAGGGATTTCATCTTGAACATTCTGATTTTGGTATGCTTCTCTTTGAATAAAAGCAATCCAACCAGTGTTTGATTCTTTTAGACCGCGCACCTCATATTCTGGGTAGGCTTGGCGGAAAGTGTTTAGCGCTTCATCATATGAGGCTTCTCCCTCAATGCGAGCAATTGCGGTTTTATACATAAAAACTCC